ATGAAATTCCGCCGCCGCGCTCCATCACGTTCCATATCTGGACGGCGTACAGTCCGTTCACCACCTGGGTACAGATTGTCTATGACTGGCTGGATGCACTGAAAGATCCCAACGGCCTGAAAACCTTTGTGAACACCACGCTGGGCGAGACCTGGGAAGAGGCCGTGGGCGAAAAACTCGATCACCAGGTACTGATGGATAAGGTGGTGCGTTACACGGCGGCGGTGCCTGCCCGGGTGGTTTATCTGACGGCGGGCATTGACTCGCAGCGAAACCGTTTTGAGATGTATGTCTGGGGATGGGCTCCGGGAGAGGAAGCCTTTCTGGTGGATAAAATCATCATTATGGGGCGTCCTGATGAGGAAGAGACGCTGTTACGTGTGGATGCGGCGATCAACAAAAAATACCGCCATGCGGATGGCACCGAAATGACTATTTCCCGTGTCTGCTGGGACACCGGGGGGATCGATGGTGAAATTGTTTATCAGAGATCAAAAAAACACGGTGTTTTCCGGGTGCTGCCGGTAAAAGGCGCATCTGTCTATGGCAAGCCGGTGATCACCATGCCAAAAACCCGCAATCAGCGGGGCGTGTATCTGTGTGAAGTGGGAACGGACACCGCAAAAGAAATTCTCTATGCCCGTATGAAAGCCGATCCCTCGCCTGCGGATGAAGCCACGTCGTATGCCATCCGTTTTCCTGATGATCCGGAGATTTTTTCGCAGACAGAGGCGCAGCAACTGGTCGCGGAAGAGCTTGTGGAGAAGTGGGAAAAAGGAAAGATGCGTCTGCTGTGGGATAACAAAAAGCGGCGTAACGAAGCGCTGGACTGCCTGGTGTATGCCTATGCGGCATTACGTGTGTCCGTGCAACGCTGGCAGCTTGATCTGGCTGTACTGGCAAAATCCCGGGAAGAAGAGACGACCCGGCCAACCCTTAAAGAACTGGCAGCGAAGCTGTCCGGAGGAGTGAATGGTTACAGTCGCTGAACTGCAGGCGCTGCGTCAGGCGCGCCTTGATTTATTAACCGGTAAACGGGTGGTGTCTGTCCAGAAAGATGGACGAAGAATTGAATATACGGCGGCCTCTCTGGATGATCTTAACCGGGCGATCAATGATGCGGAGTCAGTGCTGGGGACAACAAGCCGCCGCCGTCGTCCGCTGGGAGTGAGGTTATGAAACGAACGCCTGTCCTGATTGATGTGAACGGCGTTCCGCTTCGTGAGAGTCTCAGCTACAACGGGGGCGGTGCAGGATTTGGCGGGCAAATGGCGGAGTGGTTGCCACCGGCGCAGAGTGCCGATGCGGCCCTGTTGCCCGCGTTGCGTCTGGGCAATGCCCGTGCAGATGATCTGGTGCGCAATAACGGGATAGCGGCCAATGCGGTGGCACTGCATAAGGATCATATTGTCGGGCATATGTTTCTGATCAGCTACCGTCCGAACTGGCGCTGGCTGGGGATGCGGGAGACTGCAGCAAAAAGTTTTGTCGATGAGGTGGAGGCGGCCTGGTCGGAATACGCCGAAGGGATGTCTGGCGAGATCGACGTGGAAGGGAAACGCACGTTTACGGAATTTATCCGTGAAGGTGTGGGCGTTCATGCGTTTAACGGCGAAATCTTTGTGCAGCCGGTCTGGGATACGGAGAGCACGCAACTGTTTCGTACGCGTTTTAAAGCCGTGAGTCCGAAACGGGTGGACACGCCAGGACACGGTATGGGGAACCGTTTTCTGCGGGCCGGTGTGGAGGTTGATCGATATGGTCGTGCCGTTGCGTACCATATCTGTGAGGATGATTTTCCTCGCTCCGGGAGTGGACGATGGGAACGGATCCCGCGTGAACTTCCCACCGGGCGTCCGGCCATGCTGCATATTTTCGAGCCGGTGGAGGACGGGCAGACCCGTGGGGCCAATCAGTTTTACAGCGTCATGGAACGGCTGAAGATGCTCGATTCCCTGCAGGCAACACAGCTTCAGTCGGCCATAGTGAAGGCGATGTATGCAGCGACGATTGAAAGTGACCTTGATACCGAAAAGGCCTTTGAATATATCGCCGGTGCGCCGCAGGGGCAGAAGGATAATCCGCTTATTAATATTCTGGATAAGTTCTCCACCTGGTATGACACGAATAGCGTGACGCTGGGCGGTGTCAAAATTCCGCACCTTTTCCCCGGTGATGATCTGAAACTTCAGACCGCGCAGGATTCAGACAATGGATTTTCGGCGCTTGAACAGGCGCTGCTGCGGTATATCGCCGCCGGTCTTGGCGTTTCCTACGAACAGTTGTCCCGTGATTACTCGAAGGTCAGTTATTCAAGTGCCCGCGCATCCGCCAATGAGTCGTGGCGCTATTTTATGGGGCGGCGAAAATTTATTGCGTCCCGGCTGGCCACGCAGATGTTTTCCTGCTGGCTGGAAGAGGCACTTCTTCGGGGGATTATTCGTCCGCCACGGGCACGTTTTGATTTTTATCAGGCGCGATCAGCCTGGTCACGGGCTGAGTGGATTGGAGCCGGAAGAATGGCCATTGACGGGCTCAAGGAGGTTCAGGAATCAGTGATGCGCATTGAGGCCGGACTGAGCACGTATGAGAAAGAGCTGGCGCTGATGGGCGAGGATTATCAGGACATTTTCCGCCAGCAGGTCAGGGAATCTGCAGAGCGGGAAAAAGCCGGACTCTCACGTCCGGTGTGGATAGCGCAGGCGTATCAGCAGCAGATAGCGGAGAGTCGCAGGCCGGAAGAGGAGACAACACCACGTGAGACGTAATCTTTCACACATTATTGCCGCAGCATTCAATGAACCGCTGCTTCTGGAGCCCGCCTATGCGCGGGTTTTCTTTTGCGCGCTCGGGCGCGAGATGGGGGCAGCAAGTCTTTCGGTACCACAACAACAGGTACAGCTTGATGCTCCCGGAATGCTGGCTGAAACGGACGAGTACATGGCCGGAGGTAAACGACCGGCCCGTGTTTACCGGGTGGTGAACGGTATTGCTGTACTGCCGGTGACCGGCACGCTGGTGCACCGGCTGGGCGGTATGCGGCCATTTTCCGGAATGACAGGCTATGACGGCATTGTCGCCTGTCTTCAGCAGGCAATGGCAGATAGCCAGGTGCGGGGCGTACTGCTGGACATTGACAGTCCGGGCGGGCAGGCCGCCGGCGCGTTTGACTGCGCTGACATGATTTACCGCCTCCGTCAGCAGAAGCCGGTCTGGGCACTGTGCAATGACACGGCCTGTTCTGCAGCCATGCTGCTGGCGTCGGCCTGCTCCCGACGGCTGGTTACCCAGACATCCCGTATCGGCTCCATTGGCGTGATGATGAGCCATGTCAGCTATGCCGGTCATCTGGCGCAGGCCGGGGTGGATATCACGCTGATTTATGCCGGGGCGCACAAGGTGGATGGCAATCAGTTTGAAGCCTTACCGGCAGAGGTGCGTCAGGACATGCAGCAGCGGGTTGATGCGGCGCACCGGATGTTTGCCGAAAAAGTGGCGATGTTTACCGGTCTGTCTGTTGATGCCGTCACGGGAACAGAGGCCGCCGTTTTTGAAGGTCAGTCCGGCATTGAGGCCGGGCTGGCGGATGAATTAGTCAATGCGTCGGATGCCATCAGTGTGATGGCCACGGCGCTGAACAGTAATGTCAGAGGAGGCACTATGCCGCAATTAACTGCAACGGAAGCTGCCGCGCAGGAGAACCAGCGAGTGATGGGGATCCTGACGTGTCAGGAAGCGAAAGGACGTGAACAGCTTGCCACGATGCTGGCAGGACAACAGGGCATGAGCATTGAACAGGCCCGGGCGATTCTGGCCGCGGCGGCACCACAGCAGCCGGTGGCATCCGCGCAGAGTGAAGCCGATCGCATTATGGCGTGTGAAGAAGCGAAAGGTCGTGAACAACTGGCGGCAACGCTGGCGGCGATGCCGGAGATGACGGTGGAAAAAGCCCGCCCGATCCTGGCTGCCTCACCGCAGGCGAATGCCGGGCCCTCACTTCGTGATCAGATCATGGCCCTGGATGAGGCAAAAGGGGCAGAAGCGCAGGCTGAAAAACTGGCGGCCTGCCCGGGAATGACCGTGGAGAACGCCCGGGCTGTGCTGGCTGCGGGATCAGGTAAGGCCGAACCGGTCTCTGCATCCACAACCGCCCTGTTTGAACATTTCATGGCGAATCATTCACCGGCAGCGGTGCGGGGTGGCGTGTCACAGACGTCAGCAGACGGTGATGCGGACGTGAAAATGCTCATGGCCATGCCATGAAGTCAGTGCTGACCATCAATATGAGGTTTTAACAAAATGGTGACGAAAACCATCACTGAACAGCGTGCGGAAGTACGTATTTTTGCCGGTAATGATCCGGCTCATACCGCCACAGGCAGCAGCGGGATTTCTTCTGCAACACCGGCTCTGACGCCCCTGATGCTGGATGAAGCCACCGGGAAACTGGTGGTCTGGGATGGACAGAAAGCCGGTAGTGCGGTTGGCATACTGGTACTGCCGCTTGAAGGCACAGAGACGGTGCTGACCTATTACAAGTCGGGGACCTTTGCGACGGAGGCAATCCGCTGGCCTGACAGTGTGGATGAACACAAAAAGGCCAACGCCTTTGCCGGCACAGCCCTGAGTCACACGGCTCTGCCGTAACACGTTATCAGGCCACCATGGCGGCCTGACTGATTTCTGAATGAAAGGAACTGATTTATGGGATTGTTTACGACCCGCCAGTTACTCGGTTATACCGAACAAAAAGTGAAATTCCGTGCGCTGTTTCTGGAGCTGTTTTTCCGCCGTACGGTGAATTTCCACACCGAAGAGGTGATGCTGGACAAAATTACCGGAAAAACGCCGGTGGCGGCCTATGTCTCCCCGATCGTTGAAGGAAAAGTGCTTCGCCATCGCGGTGGTGAAACCCGCGTGTTACGTCCGGGCTACGTCAAGCCCAAACACGAATTTAATTACCAGCAGGCGGTTGAGCGCCTTCCTGGTGAAGATCCGGCTCAGCTGAACGACCCGGCCTACCGTCGTCTGCGTATCATTACCGATAACCTCAAACAGGAAGAGCACGCCATTGTCCAGGTGGAAGAAATGCAGGCGGTGAATGCCGTGCTGTATGGCAAATACACCATGGAAGGGGATCAGTTTGATACTGTCGAGGTGGATTTCGGGCGCTCTGAAGGAAATAACATTGAGCAGGCTGACGGTAAAAAATGGTCTGAGCAGGACCGTGATACGTTTGATCCGACGCATGATATTGACCTCTACTGCGATCAGGCCAGCGGCCTTGTGAATATCGCCATTATGGACGGTACGGTCTGGCGTCTGCTGAATGGCTTTAAGCTGTTCCGCGAAAAACTGGATACCCGTCGCGGCTCAAATTCACAACTCGAAACGGCAGTGAAAGATCTGGGCGCAGTGGTATCCTTCAAGGGGTATTACGGCGATCTGGCCATTGTGGTGGCGAAAACGTCTTATGTGGCAGAGGACGGTACCGAAAAACGTTATCTGCCGGAGGGCATGCTGGTGCTGGGGAATACGGCGGCAGAGGGGATTCGTTGCTATGGTGCCATTAAGGATGCACAGGCGTTGTCTGAAGGAGTGGTGGCTTCTTCCCGTTACCCGAAACACTGGCTGACCGTGGGCGATCCGTCCTGTGAATTCACCATGACGCAGTCCGCTCCGCTGATGGTGCTGCCGGATCCGGATGAGTTTGTGGTGGTACAGGTGAAATAATCCGTGAGCGGGGGCGAAATGCCCCCGTGTCTTTTTTCACAGGAGGCTGAGATGGCAACAAAAGAAGAAAATCTGAATCGTCTTCGTCAACTGGCTGGCCTGCTGGGGCGCGAGGCGGATATGTCGGGGAGTGCTGCGGATATTGCTCAACGTGTGTCTGAGTGGGAAGAGGAGCTTGCTGTTTCCCCGGAGGGCATTATGCACTCTGATGAGAGCGGGGCTGATCAAAATCACACAGACGATGGTGAGCAGTTGAACAACACGGATGCTCCGGATGATGTTAAAGCCGTCCGGGTACGGAAGTGCCTGCAAGTAATGGGGTATTGCCCGGAGACAGGTCGTCCCGTTGAGCTGGCGTTACGGGGTATGCGTGTTCTGGTGCCATCATCACTGGCAACGGCCATGATACAGCACGGAACGGCTGAATATGCGTGATTTTCAGAATGCCTTTGATGCTGCCCTCGCCGGGGTAGACAGTACGATCGTTGAAGTGATGGGGCTCTGTGCGCAGTTCACCTCGGGGGCACAGTGTGGCAGCGAAGTTCAGGGGGTTTTTGACGATCCGGAGTCGCTGGGGTTTGCCGGTGGCGGGGTCCGTATTGAAGGAAGCAGCCCGTCATTATTTGTGCGGACGGATACGGTTCGTGCCGTGCGGCGTGGTGACACGCTGACCATTAATGGTGAGATATTCTGGGTGGATCGTGTTTCTCCGGATGACGGGGGCAGCTGTTATCTCTGGCTCAACCGTGGTCAACCACCCGCCGTTAACCGGCGACGATAAACGCAGGGTGAAATTATGGCGATAAAAGGGCTTGATCAGGCGATTGACAATCTGAGCCGGGTTCGTAAAAACGCCATTCCGGCGGCTTCAGCAATGGCCATTAACCGCGTGGCCACAACGGCGATTAATCAGTCTTCATCACAGGTTGCCCGGGAGACAAAGGTTCGCCGGAAACTGGTTAAGGAACGGTCCAGACTGAAACGGGCGACGGTCAGAAATCCGAATGCCAGAATTATCGTTAACCGCGGTGATCTCCCTGTGATTAAGCTGGGGATCAGGATGCCGGGGCGTCGCCCGAACAGCATACTTAAAGCCGGTCAGCATCGGTATCAGCGGGCATTTATTCAGCGATTAAAAAATGGTCGCTGGCATGTCATGCAGCGTGTGGCCGGGAAAAACCGTTACCCCATTGATGTGGTGAAAATCCCGATGGCGGCCCCACTGAAACAGGCATTTGATGAGAATGTTGACCGTATCCGGCGTGAACGCCTGCCTAAAGAACTGGCATACGCGCTGAAACAACAACTGAGGATTGCAATAAAACGATGAAACACACTGACATTCGTGCCGCAGTGCTGGATGCACTCGAGCAGCATGAACACGGGGCGACGCTGTTTGATGGTCGCCCCGTTGTTTTTGACGAAGAGGATTTTCCTGCGATCGCGGTTTATCTGACGGATGCAGAGTATACCGGTGAAGAGCTGGATGCAGATACCTGGCGGGCCACGCTGCATATTGAGGTGTTTTTACCGGCACAGGTACCGGATTCAGAGCTTGATCAGTGGATGGAAAGCCGGATTTACCCGGCGATGACCGCGATCCCGGCACTGGCAGGACTGATTACCACGATGGTTACGCAGGGCTATGAGTATCGTCGTGATGACGATATGGCGTTATGGAGTTCTGCAGATCTGACTTATTCCATTACATACGAGATGTGAGGACGATATGGCAACACCAAATCCCCTTGAGCCGGTAAAAGGTGCCGGTACCACTCTGTGGGTTTACAACGGCAAGGGTGATGCTTATGCAAACCCGTTGTCAGACGATGACTGGCAGCGACTGGCTAAGGTGAAGGATCTGACGCCGGGCGAGATGACGGCAGAATCCTACGATGATAACTACCTGGATGATGAAGACGCGGACTGGACCGCGACCGGGCAGGGGCAGAAATCTGCAGGTGATACCAGTTTTACGCTGGCCTGGAAACCGGGAGAGGAAGGCCAGAAAGGGCTTATAGGCTGGTTTGAAAGCGGCGATGTCCGGGCCTATAAAATCCGTTTTCCGAATGGCACGGTGGATGTGTTTCGTGGCTGGGTCAGCAGTATCGGTAAGGCCGTGACGGCGAAAGAAGTGATCACCCGCACGGTGAAAGTCACTAACGTGGGTAAACCTTCTGTAGCGGAAGAACGCAGCAAAATTACGCCGGTCAGTGCGATTAAGGTGACGCCGACATCCGGTACGGTGGCAAAAGGGAAAACAACCACCCTGACGGTTTCTTTTGAGCCGGAAAGTGCAACAGACAAGACGTTCAGAGCGGTTTCCACCGATCCGTCGAAAGCCACCATTAGTGTGAAAGATATGACAATTACGGTAAACGGCGTGGCGACAGGTAAGGTGCAGATCCCTGTGGTGAGCGGAAATGGTCAGTTCGCCGCAGTGGCTGAAGTCACCGTTACTGAAGCGGGCGCTGCAGGGTAAACGGAGGTCATACATGTTTCTGAAAACAGAACAATTTGAATATAACGGTGTGTCTGTCACGCTTTCCGAATTGTCTGCGCTGCAGCGTATTGAGCATCTTGCCCTCCTGAAACGGCGTGCAGAACAGGCAGAATCCAGCGGCAACCTGCAGGTAAGCGTGGAAGATCTCGTCAGAACCGGCGCGTTTCTGGTGGCGATGTCCCTGTGGCATAACCATCCGCAGAAAACGGCATCACCGTCAATGAATGAGGCCGTGATGCAGATCGAACAGGAGGTGCTCACCACCTGGCCTGCTGATGCCATTGCCCGGGCGGAAGATGTGGTGTTGCGTCTGTCCGGGATGAGCGGGCCTGTTCATGTGGATACGGATATTACCGAAGTGGCGAAAAATAACGCGCTGACTGATGATGATTTTTCTGCGGGAAAGTCTTCGACGGCGAGCTGAATTTTGCCCTCAGACTGGCGCGTGAGATGGGGAGGCCTGACTGGCGCGCCATGCTTGCCGGGATGACATCCACCGAATATGCCGACTGGCGACATTTTTACCGCATGCATTATTTTCACGATACCCAGCTGGATATGCATTTTTCCGGGCTGACGTACGCTGTACTCAGCCTGTTTTTTTGCGATCCGGATATGCATCCCTCTGATTTCAGTCTGCTTGTCCCCCGGCATGAGGAAGAGCAGGTGGAGAGGCCGGATGAGGACAAAATGCTGATGCAGAAAGCGGCAGGACTTGCCGGAGGCGTCCGGTTCGGTGGGGACGGAGGGCGCGATATTTTATCGTCTGCGGATGTGGCGGATGTCATGGTGGATGATGCCGCATTAATGATGGCTTCAGCGGGGATTTCCGGAGGTGTGAGATATGTCCCAGCCGGTTGGTGATCTTGTTATTGACCTTAGTCTGGATGCGGTCCGTTTCGATGAGCAGATGAGCCGGGTAAGGCGTCATTTTTCAGGTCTGGATACCGACGCCAGAAAAACCGCCAGTGCTGTTGAACAGGGCCTGAGCCGCCAGGCGCTGGCTGCACAAAAAGCCGGGATTTCCGTCGGGCAGTATAAAGCGGCCATGCGAACCCTGCCCGCACAGTTTACGGATATCGCCACGCAGCTTGCCGGTGGTCAGAATCCCTGGCTGATCCTGCTGCAACAGGGCGGTCAGGTGAAGGACTCCTTCGGCGGGATGATCCCCATGTTCAGGGGGCTTGCCGGTGCGATCACCCTGCCGATGGTCGGGGCCACCTCGCTGGCGGTGGCGACCGGTGCGCTGGCGTATGCCTGGTATCAGGGCAACTCAACCCTGTCCGATTTCAACAAAACGCTGGTCCTTTCCGGCAATCAGTCGGGTCTGACGGCAGATCGTATGCTGCTCCTGTCCAGAGCCGGGCAGGCGGCAGGGCTGACGTTTAACCAGACCAGCGAGTCACTCAGCGCACTGGTTAAGGCGGGAGTAAGCGGTGAGGCTCAGATTGCATCCATCAGCCAGAGTGTGGCGCGTTTCTCCTCTGCATCCGGCGTGGAGGTGGACAAGGTCGCTGAAGCCTTCGGGAAGCTGACCACAGACCCGACGTCGGGGCTGACAGCGATGGCGCGTCAGTTCCATAACGTGACGGCGGAGCAGATTGCGTATGTTGCTCAGTTGCAGCGTTCCGGCGATGAAGCCGGGGCATTGCAGGCGGCGAACGAGGCCGCAACGAAAGGGTTTGATGACCAGACCCGCCGCCTGAAAGAGAACATGGGCACGCTGGAGACCTGGGCAGACAGCACAGCACGGGCATTCAAATCCATGTGGGATGCGGTGCTGGATACTGGTCGTCCTGATACCGCTCAGGAGATGCTGATTAAGGCAGAGGCTGCGTTTAAGAAAGCGGACGACATCTGGAATCTGCGCAAGGATGATTATTTTGTTAACGATGAAGCGCGGGCGCGTTACTGGGATGATCGTGAAAAGGCCCGTCTTGCGCTTGAAGCCGCCAGAAAGAAGGCTGAACAGCAGAGTCAACAGGACAAAAATGCGCAGCAGCAGAGCGATACCGAAGCGTCACGGCTGAAATATACCGAAGAGGCGCAGAAGGCTTACGAACGGCTGCAGACGCCGCTGGAGAAATATACCGCCCGTCAGGAAGAACTGAACAAGGCACTGAAAGACGGGAAAATCCTGCAGGCGGATTACAACACGCTGATGGCGGCAGCGAAAAAGGATTATGAAGCGACGCTGAAAAAGCCGAAACAGTCCGGCGTGAAGGTGTCTGCAGGCGATCGCCAGGAAGACAGTGCTCATGCTGCCCTGCTGACGCTTCAGGCAGAACTCCGGACGCTGGAGAAGCATGCCGGAGCGAATGAGAAAATCAGCCAGCAGCGCCGGGATTTGTGGAAGGCAGAAAGTCAGTTCGCGGTACTGGAGGAGGTGGCACAACGTCGTCAGCTATCCGCACAGGAGAAATCCCTGCTGGCGCATAAAGACGAGACGCTGGAGTACAAACGCCAGCTGGCGGCACTTGGCGACAAGGTGACGTATCAGGAGCGTCTGAATGCGCTGGCGCAGCAGGCGGATAAATTCGCACAGCAACAACGGGCAAAACGGGCAGCTATTGATGCGAAAAGCCGGGGGCTGACTGACCGGCAGGCAGCGCGGGAAGCCACGGAACAGCGCCTGAAGGAACAGTATGGCGATAATCCGCTGGCGCTGAATAACGTCATGTCAGAGCAGAAAAAGACCTGGGCGGCTGAAGACCAGCTTCGCGGGAGCTGGATGGCAGGCCTGAAGTCCGGCTGGAGCGAGTGGAAAGAGAGTGCCACGGACAGTATGTCGCAGGTTAAAAGTGCTGCCACGCAGACCTTTGATGGTATTGCGCAGAATATGGCGGCGATGCTGACCGGCAGTGAGCAGAACTGGCGCAGCTTCACCCGTTCCGTGCTGTCCATGATGACAGAAATTCTGCTTAAGCAGGCAATGGTGGGGATTGTCGGGAGTATCGGTAGCGCCATTGGCGGGGCTGTTGGTGGCGGCGCATCCGCATCAGGCGGTACAGCCATTCAGGCAGCTGCGGCGAAATTCCATTTTGCGACCGGAGGATTTACGGGAACCGGCGGCAAATATGAGCCAGCGGGGATTGTTCACCGTGGTGAGTTTGTCTTCACGAAGGAGGCAACCAGCCGGATTGGCGTGGGGAATCTTTACCGGCTGATGCGCGGCTATGCCACCGGCGGTTATGTCGGTACACCGGGCAGTCTGGCGGACAGCCGGTCGCAGGCGTCCGGGAAGTTTGAGCAGAATAACCATGTGGTGATTAACAACGACGGCACGAACGGTCAGATAGGGCCACAGGCGCTGAAGGCGGTTTATGACGTAGCCCGTAAGGCGGCAATGGATGTTGTGACCGGGCAGATGCGTGATGGTGGTCTGTTCTCCGGAGGTGGACGATGAAAACCTTCCGCTGGAAAGTGAAACCCGGTATGGATGTGGCTTCGGCCCCTTCTGTAAGAAAGGTGCGCTTTGGTGATGGCTATTCCCAGCGAGCGCCTGCCGGGCTGAATGCCAACCTGAAAACGTACAGCGTGACGCTTTCTGTCCCCCGTGAGGAGGCCACGGTACTGGAGTCGTTTCTGGAAGAGCACGGGGGCTGGAAAGCCTTTCTGTGGACGCCGCCTTATGAGTGGCGGCAGATAAAGGTGACCTGCGCAAAATGGTCGTCGCGGGTCAGTATGCTGCGTGTTGAGTTCAGCGCAGAGTTTGAACAGGTGGTGAACTGATGCAGGATATCCGGCAGGAAACGCTGAATGAATGCACCCGTGCGGAGCAGTCGGCCAGCGTGGTGCTCTGGGAAATCGATCTGACAGAGGTCGGTGGAGAACGTTATTTTTTCTGTAATGAGCAGAACGAAAAAGGTGAGCCGGTCACCTGGCAGGGGAGGCAGTATCAGGCGTATCCCATTCAGGGGAGCGGTTTTGAACTGAATGGCAAAGGCACCAGTACGCGGCCCACGCTGACGGTTTCTAACCTGTACGGTATGGTCACCGGGATGGCGGAAGATCTGCAGAGTCTGGTCGGCGGAACGGTGGTCCGGCGTAAGGTTTACGCCCGTTTTCTGGATGCGGTGAACTTCGTCAACGGAAACATCGAGGCAGACCCGGAGCAGGAGGTGATCAGCCGCTGGCGCATCGAGCAGTGCAGCGAACTGAGCGCGGCCAGTGCCTCTTTTGTACTGTCCACACCGACGGAAACGGACGGCGCTGTTTTTCCGGGGCGTATCATGCTGGCCAACACCTGCACCTGGACCTATCGCGGCGATGAGTGCGGTTATAGCGGTCCGGCGGTCGCGGATGAATATGACCAGCCGACGTCCGATATCACGAAGGATAAATGCAGCAAATGCCTGAGCGGCTGTAAGTTTCGCAATAACGTCGGCAACTTTGGCGGCTTCCTTTCCATTAACAAACTTTCGCAGTAATCCCATGACAGAGACAGAATCAGCCATTCTGGCGCACGCCCGGCGATGTGCGCCAGCGGAGTCGTGCGGCTTCGTGGTAAGAACGCCGGAGGGGGAAAGATATTTTCCCTGCGTGAATATTTCCGGTGAGCCGGAGGATTATTTCCGGATGGCTCCGGAGGACTGGCTGCAGGCAGAGATGCAGGGTGAGATTGTGGCACTGGTCCACAGTCATCCCGGTGGTCTGCCCTGGCTGAGTGAGGCTGACCGGCGGCTGCAGGTGCAGAGTGATTTGCCGTGGTGGCTGGTCTGCCGGGGGGCGATTCACAAGTTCCGCTGTGTGCCGCATCTCACCGGGCGTCGCTTTGAGCACGGGGTGACGGACTGTTACACGCTGTTCCGGGATGCTTATCATCTGGCGGGGATTGAGATGCCGGATTTTCATCGCGGGGATGACTGGTGGCGTAACGGTCAGAATCTCTATCTTGACAATATGGAGGCGACTGGTTTTTACCGTGTCGCACTGACAGAGGCGCAGCCTGGCGACGTGCTGCTGTGCTGTTTTGGTTCATCGGTGCCGAATCATGCCGCCATTTACTGTGGTGACGGCGAGCTGCTGCACCATATTCCTGAACAACTGAGCAAACGAGAGAGGTATACCGACAAATGGCAGCGACGCACACACTCCCTCTGGCGTCACCGGGCATGGCGCGCATCCGCCTTTACGGGGATTTACAACGATTTGGCCGCCGCATCGACCTTCGTGTGAAAACGGGGGCTGAAGCTATCCGCGCACTGGCCACACAGATCCCGGCGTTTCGTCAGAAACTGAGCAACGGCTGGTATCAGGTACGGATTGCCGGGCGGGACGTCAGCACGTCCGGGTTAACGGCGCAGTTACATGAGACTCTGCCTGACGGCGCTGTGATTCATATTGTTCCCAGAGTCGCCGGGGCCAAGTCAGGTGGCGTATTCCAGATTGTTCTGGGGGCTGCCGCCATTGCCGGATCATTCTTTACTGCCGGAGCCACCCTTGCAGCATGGGGGGCAGCCATTGGGGCCGGTGGTATGACCGGTATCCTGTTTTCTCTCGGTGCCAGTATGGTGCTCGGTGGTGTGGCGCAGATGCTGGCACCGAAAGCCAGGACGCCCACGGCAGCAAGTACAGATAACGGCAAACAGAACACCTATTTCTCCTCACTGGATAACATGGTTGCCCAGGGCAATGTTCTGCCTGTTCTGTACGGTGAAATGCGCGTGGGGTCACGTGTGGTTTCTCAGGAGATAAGCACGGCAGACGAAGGGGACGGTGGTCAGGTTGTGGTGATTGGTCGCTGATGCAAAACATTTTATGTGAAACCGCCTGCGGGCGGTTTTATCGTTTCTGGAGAGTGAGGAATGGGTAAAGGCAGCAGTAAGGGGCATACCCCGCGCGAAGCGAAGGACAACCTGAAATCCACGCAGTTACTGAGTGTGATTGATGCCATCAGTGAAGGACCGATTGAAGGTCCGGTGGAGGGATTAAAAAGCGTGCTGCTGAACAGTACGCCGGTGCTGGACAGTGAGGGGAATACCAATATCTCCGGCGTCACGGTGGTGTTCCGGGCCGGTGAGCAGGAGCAGACACCGCCTGAAGGGTTTGAATCCTCCGGCTCCGAGACGGTGCTGGGTACGGAAGTGAAATATGACACGCCGATAACCCGGACCATCACGTCGGCAAACATCGACCGTCTGCGCTTTACCTTCGGTGTGCAGGCACTGGTGGAAACCAACTCAAAGGGGGACAGGAATCCATCGCAGGTTCGCCTGCTGGTTCAGATACAGCGTAACGGTGGCTGGGTGACGGAAAAAGACATCACCATTAAGGGCAAAACCACCTCACAGTATCTGGCCTCGGTGGTGGTGGATAACCTGCCGCCGCGCCCGTTTAATATCCGGATGCGCAGAATGACGCCGGACAGCACCACAGACCAGCTGCAGAACAAAACGCTCTGGTCGTCATACACCGAAATCATCGATGTGAAACAGTGCTACCCGAACACGGCACTGGTCGGCGTGCAGGTGGATTCGGAGCAGTTCGGCAGCCAGCAGGTGAGTCGTAATTATCATCTGCGCGGGCGCATTCTGCAGGTGCCGTCGAACTATAACCCGCAGACGCGGCAATACAGCGGTATCTGGGACGGAACGTTTAAGCCAGCATACAGCAATAACATGGCCTGGTGTCTGTGGGATATGCTGACCCATCCACGCTACGGCATGGGGAAACGTCTTGGTGCGGCGGATGTGGACAAATGGGCGCTGTATGTCATCGGCCAGTACTGCGACCAGTCAGTGCCGGACGGCTCTGGCGGCACGGAGCCGCGCATCACCTGTAATGCGTACCTGACCACACAGCGCAAGGCGTGGGACGTTCTCAGTGATTTCTGCTCGGCGATGCGCTGTATGCCGGTATGGAACGGGCAGACGCTGACGTTCGTGCAGGACCGACCGTCGGATAAGGCGTGGACCTATAACCGCAGTAATGTGGTGATGCCGGATGATGGCGCGCCGTTCCGCTACAGCTTCAGCGCCCTGAAAGACCGCCATAATGCCGTTGAGGTGAACTGGATTGACCCGAACAACGGCTGGGAGACGGCGACAGAGCTCGTGGAGGATACGCAGGCCATTGCCCGTTACGGTCGTAATGTCACGAAGATGGATGCCTTTGGCTGTACCAGCCGGGGGCAGGCACACCGCGCCGGGCTGTGGCTGATTAAAACGGAACTGCTGGAGACGCAGACCGTGGATTTCAGCGTGGGTGCTGAAGGGCTTCGCCATGTACCGGGCGATGTCATTGAAATCTGCGATGATGACTATGCCGGTATCAGCACCGGTGGTCGCGTGCTGGCGGTGAACAGCCAGACCCGGACGCTGACGCTCGACCGTGAAATCACGCTGCCATCCTCCGGTACCACGCTGATAAGCCTGGTTGACGGAAGTGGTAATCCGGTCAGCGTGGAAGTTCAGTCCGTCACCGACGGACTTAAGGTGAAAGTGAACCGGGTTCCTGACGGCGTTGCAGAATACAGTGTGTGGGGGCTGAAGTTGCCGACGTTGCGTCAGCGCCTGTTCCGCTGCGTGAGTATCCGTGAGAACGATGACGGCACGTATGCCATCACTGCCGTGCAGCATGTACCGGAAAAAGAAGCCATCGTGGATAACGGGGCGCACTTTGACGGCGACCAGAGCGGCACGGTGAATGGTGTCACGCCGCCAGCGGTGCAGCACCTGACTGCCGAAGTCACCGCAGACAGCGGGGAGTATCAGGTACTGGCCCGCTGGGACACGCCGAAGGTGGTGAAGGGCGTGAGTTTCATGCTTCGCCTGACCGTGGCCGCGGATGACGGCAGTGAGCGGCTGGTCAGCACGGCCCGGACGGCGGAAACCACATACCGCTTCAGGCAACTGGCGCTGGGGAACTACAGGCTGACAGTCCGGGCGGTAAATGCCCGGGGGCAGCAGGGAGACCCTGCGTCGGTATCGTTCCGGATTGCCGCACCGACAGCGCCGTCGCGGATTGATCTGACGCCGGGCTATTTTCAGATCACCGCCACGCCGCATCTTGCGGTTTATGACCCGACGGTACAGTTTGAGTTCTGGTTCTCGGAAAAGCGGATTACCGATATCAGGCAGGTTGAAACCACAGCCCGCTACCTTGGCACGGGGATGTACTGGATAGCCGCCAGTATCAATATTAAGCCGGGTTCTGATTACTACTTTTATATCCGCAGTGTGAACACCGTTGGCAAATCGGCATTCGTGGAGGCCGTCGGTCGGGCGAGCGATGATGCGGAAGGTTACCTGGATTTTTTCAAAGGCGAGATAGGGAAAACCCATCTGGCTCAGGAGTTGTGGACGCAGATTGATAACGGTCAGCTTGCGCCTGACCTGGCTGAAATCAGGACGTCCATTACGGATGTCAGCAATGAAATCACACAGACCGTCAATAAGAAACTGGAAGACCAGAGTGCGGCAATTCAGCAGATACAGAAGGTTCAGGTTGATACAAATAATAACCTGAACAGCATGTGGGCAGTGAAGCTGCAACAGATGCAGGACGGACGCCTTTATATTGCGGGTATCGGGGCCGGTATTGAGAACACCCCCGACGGCATGCAGAGTCAGGTGCTGCTGGCGGCAGACAGGATTGCGATGATTAATCCTGCAAATGGCAACACAAAGCCGATGTTTGTTGGTCAGGGTGATCAGATATTCATGAATGAAGTGTTCCTGAAATATCTGACGGCTCCCACCATTACCAGTGGCGGCAATCCTCCGGCATTTTCCCTGACACCGGACGGAAAGCTGACCGCTAAAAATGCGGATATCAGTGGCAGTGTGAATGCGAACTCCGGGACGCTCAACAACGTCACGATTAACGAGAACTGCCGGGTTCTGGGAAAACTGTCCGCGAACCAGATTGAAGGCGATCTCGTTAAAACAGTGGGCAAAGCTTTCCCCCGGGACTCCCGTGCACCGGAGCGGTGGCCATCAGGGACCATTACCGTCAGGGTTTATGACGATCAGCCGTTTGACCGGCAGATTGTTATTCCGGCGGTGGCATTCAGCGGCGCTAAACATGAGAGAGAGCATACTGATATTTACTCCTCATGCCGTCTGATAGTGCGGAAAAACGGTGCTGAAATTTATAACCGTACCGCGCTGGATAATACGCTGATTTACAGTGGCGTTATTGATATGCCTGCCGGTCACGGTCACATGACGCTGGAG